GCAGTACGTCGCGGCTGTAATAGTCGTTTCCGCGCCGTCGGTAACCGCGACTGACGGCCGGGAATAGTTGGGCCTGCTCATTATGGAGTTGCCTGCGGTTGCGGTTGTTGTTGCTGTTGCTGCTGCGCGGCCTGCTGCATGCCGATCTGGTGCTGCTGGTCGGCCTGCTGCCCTTGCGCGTCGCGCTGTCCTTCGAGCGTCGCGAGCGCGTGTTCGTGCGCCCGGTCGAGCATCGCGTTTCTGGTTTCGAGGTCCGCGAGCCGGTCGGCCTGCTGCCGCTCCATCGTCTGGCTCTTCGCGGTAATTTCGGCGATCGCGAGTTTCGTCGCCTCATGCATTTCCGCGATCTTTTCGCGGCTCGCCGCCTCGACCTGCTTCTGCTCGATGATCGTCGCCATCGAATGGACCTGTGCGAGGAGCTGCTGATGCTGCGCGCTCAACTGCTGCAGCGCCTGCGCCTGCTGCTGCATCTGCGCCTCGCCCGGGGGCGGCGCGGGCTTGAGTTGCGGCGGGAGCATTTTCTCGTAGCGGTCCGCGATCGCGTCCGCGCCGGGCATATCTGACGTACGGAAATACAGATCGCCCGCGATCGTCATGAAGTTTTTGTCGCTCGCCGCGATCTGCGCGTACGCGTCGTTCGCCTGCTGCCGCGCGCTCGTGTAACTCGGCCCGGTCGAGATGGCGGGCTCGTAGTTGCCCTGGCTCAGGTTGTGCACCATCATCTTGCCTGTCTTGTCGTCGCGGTAAGCCGTGTTGACCTTGACCAGCTTCACCTTGCCTTCTTCGGTTCGGGTCGGGACTTCCCGCGGGCCTTTATCGATGATCGGGATCAGTTCCAGCAGGATGCGGCCGAGATGCTTTCGCGTGCGCGCCTCGTTATCGCTGAAATGGAAGTTGGCGACGTCGGATTCCTTCTGACGCTTCTGGATCGCGATTCCGGCCGTGTCGCCGGGCCCGGATCCGAGCGACGCGTCATAGATCCCCATCGCGGCTTTCATCGCGTCAATCGCCTGATTAAGGCCGATCGTAAGCGCCTGGATGGGAGGTTCGTTGGTTTCGCGCGTCGGCGGGCCGATCGGCTGCCCATTGACGCCTTTGTCGTTGTACTCAATGAACGCCATCACTTCCTCGTTCATCTTTTTCCAGTCTTCCTCGAAGCCCAGGAACTGGCCCGCGACCCCGATATACGGGTTCTTGGGCATTGCCGCGATTTCCTGCGCAATGTTACTCACGTAGAGGTTCACCAGGCGCTGCGGGTCTTTCGCCATCCGGACCAGCGAGTAGTTGCGCCGCTCGCCATCGATGACCATCTGCTCGCCCCACATCGGGACAATCGGGACATAAGAGCCGATCCACTCGGTTTCGTCCACGATGCCGACGCCGTCGATGATGTACTGCATCACCTTGCAAACGTCGTCTTCGCGCGTGTCCATCACTGGCGACGTATGCTTCGCCGTCATCTCGTCCGCGTAAACGGCTGTGAGGTCTTCAAGCAGGCAAAGCGTGCGTTTCTCGTAGACCTTGAGCCAGTACTCGGCGACCTGGATCATCTCGCCGTTCGCGCCGATCCCCACCCAGTCGGGGGCGGGATTGTCGCCGCTCGCGAAGTAATTGGCCGCGGCTGCCGCGGTGTCTTTCCCGTACTTGCGCTCATAACCGTCTCTCGAAACGATCGAAGAGACAAACCACCAGTCGGCGTCGCGGCGGTCGTAGCGCGTCGCCGCGGGATCGCAAAGGACCGCGAACTGGTTCTCGATCGCGTCGATCGAGAGCCTCTGGTCGAACGATTTCGGCTTGTACGCGGTCGAAACGCGCAAAAACCCGCGTCCCGAGACCACCTGATGCCGGCGCGCCGTGTCATAGGCGATATCGGCATCGCATTCGTACTCCAGATGCCGGATCCGGTCCTGGAAAAACTCGGCGGTATGCTTGCTTCCGCCGTCCATCGCGGACGCGCGGATCGACGGCTTGTTCTCGCGGCCGTCGTTCACGATTTGCGCGACGAAAACCGGGAGCCGGTTCCAGCTCAGGATCGGGAGCTTGTTCTTCTTGCGTTTCGCGAGCGCTTTCGGCGTCCATTGCTGATTGCCGTCCGCCCCGACGAATTGGACATCCTCCTCCGCGATCCCGCGATCCGTTGCGTCCTGCGCGAGCGCGAAAGCATAGCGCTCGCGGGCGAGCTGCATGAACGCGTCCACGTCCTTGACGGACGAGGGTCGCTTTCGCGCGTCGGGCTCCGGGATGCCGGTCGGTTCGGTTTCAGTTATTCGCATTCTTCAAGCGCTTCGTAGGGTTCTTCGTCGGTCGCGACCGAAAAGCCGATCGCGTCGGCGAACTGTTCGCCGTCCTTCGCCGGGGGCCGTCGCGGCAGGACGGGCGCGCTGGGCACGAAACCCATGCGCGCGATCGCGACGGGCTCGCCGCGGTGATCGAGGATCATTTTTCGGGGGGCTACAGATCCGAATTACCGTCGTCGTAGTAGCCGCTCGATTCGCGCGACTGGCTTCGCGGCGCGACGGGCTGCGCGAACGTGAGCGCGAGCGCGTCGCCGTCGTCGGGGCTCGCGACGTTGCGCTTCTGCATCGATTCCTTGCTCTCGATCACGAGCTGGCTCTTCGTGTTCAGGTGATAGCCGGGCCCGACGAGATCCGAATGCAGCCGGATATCGTCTTTGTCGATCGCGCCGCGCGGTAGCCAGTCCTTCATCGCGTTCCACATATGCGCCCGCATGTTGGCCTGATGGATGTTGGGCGACGCACCGCCGAAAACGATCTCTTCGACATTCCGGAATCCCATCGAGTGCAGCCGCTCCACGATCGGTGAGCCGAACGCCGAATCGACAAACAACATTGCGACGTTGAGCGCCGGGTCGCGCAGAACCTGAGCGGCTTTCGCGACCAGCAACTGCCGATCGCGTCCCGCTTCGCCGGTGATCCGGATCGGCGGAATCGATCGGGCGTCGCGCCCGCGGCGGAACCGGATGACGTTCCAGGCCTTGCCGCCTCCGGAGACGTCCATACCGGCGATCAAGGGTTCGTCGTCGAGCACTTCGACCGCGTTCTTTTTCGCGGCGTCGATTCGCGCGTAATCGATGAATTGCAGCTCGGAGGCGCCCGGCGGAAGTCCGAGCACGCGCACCTTCACCCAATCCGAATCGATCCCGTAGTCCGCGATCCATTCCGCAATGAGCGCCTTGTTTGTAAAGCGCGAATTGCGGCTGTCGACCGTGCGGACGTTCCAGCGATCGCGCTGGGCCCCGAAACAGACGTTGTAAAACTCGCCCGTATTGCGCTCGGGCTGACCCCAGGCGAAGAACATCGGGTGTCCGTCGCTGAGGCCACCGTAAGCGACTTCCCAGATGCCGTCGGGCACCGTCGAGGCTTCGTCGAACAGATACCAGCTCGTCGAAGTTTTCGCGTGCTGGCCGGCGAATGACTGCTTGTTCTCTTCCTTGCACGTCTGCGCGGTCAGACACCAGCTCTCGGGAGTCTGGCCTTCGGAAAGGATCGCCGGACGCGCATAAATTCCGCGGCTGAGCACTTCCCACCAGTGCGCCGTAATGCAAAGCGCCGACCACTTCTGAATCGCAGCCCACGTGCGCGTTTCGAGTTGCGTCGCGGTTCCGGCGGTACAGGTGCCGATCGACTGCGGCCGGGTGCTCATCACCCAGTTCGCGAGCCACGCACCGAGCGCGCTCTTGCCGGTGCCGTGTCCGGAGGTTTCCGCCATGCGAATAGGCATGACGGGCGTATGCCCGTCGAAACCGCGCGCGCGGACTTCCGCGCCGAGCGCGATTAAAAACTCTCTCTGGTTTTCGTCCGGACCGTCCTCGTTTTCGAGGTCCGTCCCGGCTTCGCCCCACGGGTAACACGCGAGCACAAACCCGAGCGGATCCGCGTAGAACTGGGCGACGAAATCCGCCAGATCAAGATTGCTTTTGCTCTGGTGCATTCTTTGCGAGCCGATTGCGTGCCGCGTTCAAACGGTCGACGATCGACATCTCGATCGGGCCGCCGTTCGCGCCGGTGATCTCCATCGAGCCCTGCTGGCGATACTTCTGCGGCAGAAATCCGCGCAGGAGGAACATCAGCAGCCCGTCGGATTTCCGCCAGACGCCGATCGGAGGCGCGCCGGGAACTTCGCGCCAGGCGAGCACGGCGGGCTCGACTTCGTACTGCTCTTTCGGATAAGTGAAGTTGCCCTGGTAAACCAGCGGCTCGTAGACGCCGCGGCGGGCGCGGCTTACGGCCTCGTCTTCGAGCGATTGGGCGGCTTCGAGCTTCGCGAGTTCGAACGCCGCGGCATACTTCGGATCTTTCGCGAGCCAGTCGTAATGCTGGCCGCGGTCGATGCCGATCGCGGCCGCGGCTTCAGTGAGCGACGCGCAAATCCTGAAAGCCTTCAGGAAAGCGGGCTTCTTGTTGACAGCCCGCTTCTGTTTTTTTTTGGGTTTCACGCGCCGGGTTTCAGCTGGCGAGCGGTTCGGGCTCGATCACGGCCTCGGCGGCAACCGGGGGCGCGGGCGCCGCCGGGGCGGGAACGAGGACGTTTTCAACCTCCCCGATCAGCGTCGCGAGATTCGCGGGTTGCAACAGGCTCGACCCGCCGCCGGTTTTGGCTTGCGCATAAGCTTCCGCGCCAACGATTACGAGGCCGAGGGTCTTGCCGAGGATCGAGTAAAACGTCTGTAGTTTGGGGTTCATAAATTAGTCCGAGGTTGGGCGCTTGTACGCGAGCCGTTCGCGATAGCGCCGCGTCGCGTCGCGCCGGTAACGGCGAACTTCGTCGGGTGTGCGCGCCGGCATCGAAGCGCGTTTAGAGTTCGAGACGCGCGTGAATCGCGTCGATCGCGTCGATCATCCGCTCCAGGCGATCGGTAAGCTGCGCGAGTTGGTCGCCCATCGCAGTCGCGCTCGGCGCGCACGCTTTGCCGCAGCCGTTTTCGTTTGCGGGGCTCGGCATCAGAACGCGATCGAGGCGGCTCGCGAGCCGTCCGATCCTGTTTTCCAGCCCGTCCGCGCGATCGAACAGGCGCTCAATCTTTTCGAGAATCTCGCCCTGCCTGGGTTTATCCTGCGCGCACTGCTGCGCCGCGGTCTGCTGCAACGCGGCTTGATGCTTCACCAGCTCTTCCCACGATTGCCCGCGGGCGCTGCCGGTGCTTCCCAATCCCGCCGCGCCGTATCCCTCCGGGAGCGCGTTGGAAAGTACGTGTCTGATGTTGCCTTGATTGTTCATAGAAGAAATCAGTAGCCCGGGCCGGTTCGGACCTTCGCAAGCGGCAAGCGCTTCAGCGCGAGCGTGCCCGCGCCGCGTCGCGCGGCCGGGATCTTCGCGACGCGCGGCGCCGCCGCGACCTTCGGCATCGCGGGAATTTTCAGTTTGGCCATGAGGCCGCCGAGCGTGAATTTAGCCATCTTCCGGTTCTTCCCGTAATTGGAGGCGCGGGCCGAACAACCCGCTGCGCTCAGCCCACAGCGCGAGCGCGACGCGATTCGCGACGCCGAGCTTCATCCTCAGCCGGTGGAAATAGACTTTCACCGCGCCCTCGGTCAGTCCCAGCGCATGCGCGATCGCTTTGTTCGATTTCGCGCCGTCGAGCAGTTCGCGCAAAAGATCGGTTTCGCGCTTTGTCAGGTAGCTCGCTGCCTTCATTCCGCGGCCTCGACATCCGCCGCGTCGATCGCGACGTTGACCGCGCGGCCGAGGATCTCGACGGGTATGGTCAGTGTCGCGCCGCCTTTGACGCGCGCAATGACGCCCGAGACGCCCGCGAACGGGCCTGATTTCACGCGCACCGTCTCGCCGGCCACATATGGGCAGAGCGAGACCGGGGCGGGTGACTCGACGACGCGCCGCAGATCCGCGATCACCTCGTCGGATAAAGGAATCGGCCGCTGATTAATGCTCAAAATCTCGACTACGCCCCGCGTCTGGAGGATCCTCGACGCGTCGAGGGCAACGAACCGCGCGAAACTGTACCCCGCGAAAAGCGGGCGCTCGACTTTCACCGTGCGATCCGTCCATTGCGATTCCGTCACGAAAGTCGGGAGAAACTCCTCGACGCCTTCCGCGCGCAGCGCTTCGCGCACCGCGAACTCCTGGCGCGATCGGAGCCGCAACGCGTGCCATTGAGCAAAGGAAGGAGGGGCCCCGCTCATACGGCGAACCCGTGCGGGAGGTGCGCTACGCGCCTTTCGGTCACGAAAATCGCTTTCGCATAGGGTTCAGCGTTGCGGCGACGATCACCCGGCGCATCCCGGAAGAGTGCGCCGCATTTGTATAGTCGGCGCGGCGCGGCAAGAGTGCGCGGCGCCGATCGATTTACTGGCTTTTCGAGTGGATTGGCGTCAGCCGGTCGCCGTGCCTGTAAACCTCATCGCGTTCCGGCGCGTCGACGGTTTCGGTGAAGATCGGCCGAACGCGCCAGATTTCGTGGCCGTCGCGGTTGAACCGGACGCGATGCAGGAATTCGACAGGCTTGCCATCGTGAAACGCCATCAACCCGGGCGCGGGCCGGGTCACTTGCGGGCCCCGTCCAGCGCAAGAGCGCGCGTCCTGTCGTCGATCTGAAATTTCAGGTCGCGGATGTCCTGGCGGATATCGGACAGGCGCATGTCGGTCTCGGCCTGTTCCGCGCCGATGCGCTGCTGGAGCGCTTCGATCCGGGCCTCGGTCGCGGTATCTCGGTGCTCGGTGAGCAGGCGGTCTTTCAGCCAGCCGCCCCCTACGGACGAGACGAGCATCAGGACCGCGATGCCGAGCGGCGAGCGGATAAAGTCCGCATGCACTGCGGCGATCGGGCTGTGTTCCACATTCAATTAGTCGTCGCGGCGATGATGTCTTGCAGTTTGCGCGTCGCGTCGGTCACGCCGAGGGCTCGCATCACGGCCGCGAGATAGCTCGTCGGGTCATTACCATCGCTCGCCGGCGCGTAGCGCCCGATGAACTGCGCGAGGGTGTCGCCGCGCGACGCGTTGAGGCAGATCTGGATGCGGAGGGCATTCAGGCCGTCCGCGAGGGTCAGGAACGCGGCATAGATGCGCGTCTTGCCGTCCTTGCCCGCGACGGCGTGCGGGATTGCATTGTGCTGGTGGGCGAAGATCAGGTCGCCGGGGTTATTGATGCGCGTCGGGAGCGCGCCCGGGATCCCGAAGCCCTCGCGCTGCTCGATCGCGGCGATCAGGATGTCGATCGGCGCGGTCACAGTTTCGCGCCCGAGGCGATGAGGACAGCCGCGACCTTCAGGCCGAAATAGTAAGCTTCTGCGGCAAGGGCAAACTGCTGGCTGGAGAGGTCGCGAATAAACGCCGGGTTGCCGGCATGGAACTCTTTCGCGCAGCGCTCGCGGTCGGCGTTCGCTGCCGCGCCGGCGCTCCGGATTATGTCGTCGGTGGCTTCGATGGTCTCGGCTGCCGGGATATTCAATGGATCCGCTCAAACGTCTTGATCGGCCGCGCGCCGGTGTGCGCGCTGCTCACCACGCCCGCGACGACGCCCGGGTCGACGTTCGCTTCGAGCGCTTTCAGCGTGCATGTCGCGAAGCTCGCGTAAACCTTCAGACCGATCGCCTTGATCAGTTTGGCCGGGTTGATCGAGCGTTCGAGCGCGCGCGGTCCGACCGTCGCGAAGTATTTCTCGCCCGATGGTTGAAACGCCTGGCCCGGGGGCGACGCGTCAAACTGCGCGCGCAGCGCTTTGCGCAGGTCCTCGACGCGCGCCATCTCGGGTCTGTAGGGGAGGAGCTTGCGTTCGAGCGCGCCCAACTCGTCGACGAGCTGGGCGACGGCGGACGCGTTGATACCGGCTGGTTTGGGTGTCGCCATTCATTCCAGTAGTCGGCGCGGGAACATTCGGGTTAGAATGCGTCGTGAAGAGGTCGCGACCGAGTACGCGGTCAGGTCGCACGCTCACTCTCAGGAGAATCCGATGCCGACACCGAAACCCGCCATTGAAGAAGACTGGATCCCGAAGGCCGCGGCCGCGAAGCTGCTCGGCGTCTCGCCGCGCCAGATCGAGCGCCGCGAACAGCGCGGCTACATCGAAAAGCGGCAACTGCCGCGGCGCCCGACCGAGTCGACGGCGCGGGTCGAGTACTCGCGAGCGGACGTGCTCGCGCTCAAAGCCGGGACGCCGAACACATACGCGCGGGCGGTCGAAGAGTCGGAGAAAAGCACGTCTGGACCCGTCTCGATACGTCTCAATACGTCTCAACCCGCCGAATCGACCGCGCTCGCCCGCGTTGAGCCGATCGGCGCGCCGGGTCGCGAGTTCGAACGGTTCGCGCAGCTTTTCGCGACGATTCAAGGCGCCAAACCAACGCCGAAACCGTGGCTATCGCTCGATGAAGCGAGTGCCTTCAGTGGTCTGACTCGCGCGTGGCTCCTGAAAGAGGCGGAATCGGGCGAAGGCTCGATCGCGATCCGCGACATGGGAAAACACGCGCGCGGCGGTCGCTGGCGGTTCCTGCGCGACGATCTGGGGAAAGGGGAATAGGGGAAGTGTTCCGGCAGAATCTCGACACGATTAACCGGCTCCTGAAAAGCGCCGATCCAACGGGTGCTTACGCGCTTGGATTAGTTTCCGCGCTCGCCGAGCAAGACGGCGTTACCGCTCCGGATACGCTGCTGGAAGCGGCTGCGAAATGTCAGACCGCGGCGGCGGCCGACGATTTGTACAAAACCTGCGCGGAACTTCGGAGGGCGGGGAAGTGACGCGCCTGCCGCTCGAATACATCGCGGATGACGCCCGCGTCTCAAAACCCGACGCGCAACCCGTCGATTTCGCGTTCGGCCGCGTCGGAACCGTGATTCGCGAACAGGTCGACGGGCGCATGTGTCTCGGCGTCCTTTGGGACGGCGAGACGCGTCTTCGAATACCCGCGCGAGATCGTGTTCGCTCTGGCTACGCCCGACGCTGCGAAGATTTGATGGAGTAGGCGTGTACCGACGCCTCGTTCTTAAGCCGCCCTCCCCCGTCGATTCGGAACCTGGCTTAGTCGGTCACTCTCGGCATAGTTTCATCCGTGATCGGCCATGTCACGATCCTTTGGACTCGGATGATCCCCTCACGTCTTAGAGTGGGTTTTCCCCAGCGGCAACCTGGGACGGCCTCCATCGAATTCGAATTCCAGTCGTTTCAGCCCCGCTACGCCGCCGGTTTGAACCGCCGCCGCAAACCTTCGACGGCGGCCGCGTGTAACTGCCGCGTCCGGTGCGTCGACAACTCCAGGCGGGCGCCCACTTCGATAAGAGTGGGTTCGTCCGCGTCGTAATACATCCGCAACACCCGCCTCTGCTCCAGCGGCAGCCAGGAAATTGCCTCGGCCAACCGCCGCGCCAGACGCCCCGCGTCGATCGCCTCGTCATGCGCCGGCCGGGTAGCGTCGCGGTCCATCTCCGCAATTTCGGCCTCGAAGTCGCCCGCGTCGTCGGACCGGAGCCGCATGACTTCCAGGCCGGGCCGCGTCGCCTCGTCCCAGTTTCTGCGCCGCACGCTGTCCAGAATCGCGCCGCGGACGACCAGCCGGGCATAAGCCGCAAACGGAGCCCCGCCATGCGCGCGCGGGCGATACCTCGTCGCGGCATGAGTCAGGGCCAGATTGCCCGTTGCGATCAAATCGTCCAGCTCGAAGCAATTCGGGAGGCTTTTTGCCAGGTTGCGGGCGATCCCCTCGACAAGACTGAGGTGTTCTTCGATCAGCGCGTCCCGGCGGGCGCGGAGGCGTTCCCGGTGCTTTCCACCGTTGATAGCAATGACTTTGCTTTCGGGCAAGGTGATTTATAGTACACGACGTAAGTACCTTTCGTCTGTATCTCTCTGGTACCTGGTTAACGTTCGGGAGCGGCGCGGACCCTCACGAACGGGACACCCCCGATTCATAGGGAGGGTTTGGGGTTGGGGTTGAATGTGGAGCCTTCTGGAGCGTTCCAGTGCGCCCGGCGATAGCCGGTCGGTGCTCTGATCAGGGAGCGGCGCGACAGCGCCTTCCTTTTAAAAACTGCGAGCGGCACTACTACTCAGGACTCTAATGTC